AGTTTTATAATAATGGTTCGCTATATACAGTCATCTATGAAGCAAATAAGGGTGTGATCGGCGGTAACCCCAATCTGATCTATCCGGGACAGGTGCTTACGATACCGCCGGTATAAGGAGTGAGGAGAGAATGAAAGTAGATTTATTAATAGCTGATGCGACCGGGAAAAAAGCCTATCGCCCGGTTGTGGAAGAAGGGATCACATGGTCTACAGAGCGGAGAGGCACACCGGGAAAGCTGACTTTTAAGATGCTTTGGGATAAAAAACTCAAAGTGTCGGAAGGGTGTGCCGTTTGTCTGAAAGTGGATGGGAAAAAGATTTTTTATGGTTTTATCTTTAAACAGCAAAGAACAAAGGAGCAGCTCATCTCTGTAACGGCATATGATCAGCTTCGTTACTTGAAAAATAAAGATACGAAGGTCTATGAGGGAAAGACAGCCGCACAGCTTGTAAAGGAACTTGCGGATGATTACCGGATGAATACCGGCACACTGGAGAATACGCAATATGTGATAGGTTCCCGTGTGGAAGAAAATACGTCACTGTTTGAGATGATCGAGAATGCATTAGACCTGACACTGACTAATACTGGGCAGATGTTCGTCTTATATGACGATTATGGAAAACTCACACTAAAGAACCTATCATCTATGTATGTCAGAAAGAAGAATAAGTATCTTATGATCGATGATGGTGCAGGGGAAGATTTTGATTATACATCATCTATAGATGACAATACCTATAATCGTGTGAAATTAACATATGATAACGAAGATACCGGGCATCGTGATGTTTATATTGCGCAGCATGGAAAAAATATCAATAAGTGGGGCGTTTTACAGTATTATGAAACGTTACAGAAGGGAGAGAATGGTCAGGCGAAAGCAGATGCATTGCTCTCCCTTTATAATAAAAAGACCCGCAATCTGAAAATCAACAATGTTATTGGTGATAATCGTGTGAGAGCAGGATCTATGCTTGTTGTAAATTTGAATCTTGGGGATATGAAAGTAAAAAATTTCATGTTGGTGGAAAAGTGCCAGCATACCTACAAGAACAATGAGCATTTTATGAATCTGACATTGAGAGGAGGCGAATTCGTTGCCTGATGCAGTAGAGTTTGTAAAGTTAGTAAAAAAGGCTTCCGTAGAAGCAATGGAAGCGGCAAAGCCTGTAAATGTTTATTTTGGAGAGGTGGTTGGGACATCGCCTTTAAGAATTAACGTAGAGCAGAAAATGATATTAGGGGAATCGCAGATTGTGCTTACCCGGAATGTGACGGACTTTAAAACAGCCGTTACGGTTTCATGGAATACAGATGATAATTCAGCAACATTGTCTGGGAGAAAAGAGATCACTGTGCATAATGGCTTGGCAGTCAGTGATAAGGTCCTTCTTATCAGACAGCAGAGTGGTCAGAAGTATTTTGTCATGGACAGGATAGGGTAGAGTGGATGATCCCTTCTGTATCTGGTTTTTTAGACCAGGAATTTGAAGTAGAAGAAGAGCCAAGCAAAAATTACCGGATGGATATTTACGGTGAGACAATCTGTGGGAAAATAGACGGACTGGAAGCGATGAAACAGGTCATTTATAAGATACTGAATACAGAACGCTACCAGCATATTATTTATTCCTGGAATTATGGAGTAGAGTTAGAGGATTTATATGGAGAACCGTCCTCTTATGTATGTCCGGAACTGGAACGCAGAATTACCGAAGCACTTGTACAGGATGACCGGATCAAGAGCGTGGATGAGTTCGCCTTTGAAATTGATGGACACGCTGTTACGGTAAGTTTTACGGTACATACGGTGTTTGGAGATATACAGACAGAGAAGGAGGTGGATGTTTAAATGTATGAGGAAGTCACATATGAAAGCATCTTAGAACGGATGTTAGAGAAAGTTCCGGATAACATGGATAAAAGGGAAGGATCTATTATCTATGATGCTTTAGCTCCGGCAGCAGTGGAGTTGCAGCTCATGTATATAGAGCTGGATGTAATTTTAAAGGAAACCTTCGCGGACACGGCATCCAGAGATTATCTTTTGCGAAGAGCAGAAGAACGTGGAATTACACCAAAAGCAGCCACTAAGGCAATATTAAAGGGGGTATTTACTCCATTGGACATTGAACTTTCTGAAGGAGAACGGTTTAGCTGTGATTCATTGAATTACAGAGTATTAGAGAAAATAAAAGCCGGTGAGTATCAAATGCAGTGTGAAACAGAAGGGGTAAGTGGCAATGGTAACTTTGGTATGCTGATTCCGGTAAATTACATCAACGGACTTAAAACGGCAGAGCTTACAGAGTTGTTGATACCAGGCGAGGATGAAGAAGAGACCGAAAGTATCCGTCAGAGATATTTTCAATCTTTTGATTCACAGGCATTTGGTGGTAACAAAAAGGATTATAAGGATAAGGTCCTTAGTATGGCAGGCATCGGGGCAGTCAAAGTGATTCCTGTGTGGAATGGTGGCGGAACAGTAAAGTTGACGATTCTGGATTCGGCTTACCAGAAAGCCGGCACTGCGCTGCTCACAAAAGTGCAGCAGCAAATTGATCCGGCAGATGGAGATGGAAGTGGGATTGCTCCTATCGGTCATGTGGTTACGGTAGACACACCGGAGGAATTAGAAGTTTCTGTAACTACAAGTATTACATATGATACAGGTTACAGCTTTTCTGCTTTGAGATCACAGATCGAAAATGCCATAAAAGGATATTTAGAAGGTCTTAGAAAGGAATGGCAGGACAAAGATGCCCTGGTTGTACGAATCGCACAGATAGAATCGCGTTTATTGGCGATAGAGGGCATTATTGATGTGACAGATACGAAATTAAATGGTACAGAGGGAAATTTAATAATATCCTCTGAAAAGATACCGGTTTTTGGAGGTGTGAGTGAGTGATACGAGAAGTTGATCTTGTCAGCTATCTGCCGGAGTTTTTGCGTGAGTATATAGAACTGAAAAAGATACTGGATGTTCAACAGCCGGAAGTCCAGTTATTAGAAGATCTCACGGAAAAGCTCAAAGATAATCAGTTTATTCTATTTGCAGATACACAGGGAATAGAAAAATTTGAGCAGATGCTGAAAATACAGGCGTTAGATGATGATACACTTGAAAATCGCAGATTCCGAATTATGTCCAGATGGAATAATAAGATACCATATACGGTACAAATACTCCGAAACAAGTTAGAAACACTTTGTGGAAAAGATGGATATTCATTAAAGGTTATACATGGCGAATATCGCATTATTGTAAGAGTCAATCTGATTAACAAAAAGAATTTTTCTATGGTCAAGGAAATGTTAGAGGAAGTAATACCAGCAAACATGGAGATTGATCTATCACTACTTTATAATCAGCATGAAACTTTGGCAAAGTTCACTCATAAAGAATTAGCGAAATACACACATAGGCAGATCAGAGAGGAGGTTTTGAGCTATGTCAACGAAAACGAGTAATTTTGAATATATCAAACCAGGAGAGGATGAGTTTTATAATATTACAGAATTTAATCAGACACTTGATAAAATAGATGCTGATATGAAAGCTCTAAAAGATACTGAGGAGAATCACACTGATAACGCCACCGTTCATGTTACAGCGGAAGATAAGGAGAGTTGGAATACATCACTTGAAAATAAAACTCTGACATACACGGAAAGCTCAACGATACAGGACTTAAATAGTGGAGAGAAATTGTCGATAGCATTTGGAAAATTAAAGAAAGCTGTTAATGCTGTTAAGAATCACACCGGGACAAAAGCAACAACAAGTGTGCAGGGACATGTCAAGTTAAGTAACTCATCCGCGGTCACGGACAGCACCGGATTGGCACTACCAGTTACCGAGAAAAATGCAAGTATAAGCGGGACGTTAGCCTATATGTTAGCCAATTTTAGCGGGAAATTAAATTTAATATGGTACAACACGGGAAGTAATTTTACGACTGATGATGATGCTACAGCCTTAAACGGATACAGAATCACAGCTCCTGAAGAATACATGATGTTTTTAATTTATTCAACAGACGGAAACTGTTCTGTTTTAGGCAACTGGGATAATTGTGTCTCATATTTACATCAGTTTTTAAACGTTCATAGTGATAACAAATACGCCGCTGCGATTGCTTATCGAAAAGTAACTTTAGAAATCGCGCACGTCAGCTCCGGGGGTTATTTTAAAAATATAGTCTTTGATAAAGCCTATTATAAGGGCGTGGCAGCTAACAGTTCGACAAAACCTTATAACGGCAGTTGCGTACCGCTTAGGATTTACGGCATTAGAAAATAGGAGGTAAAATCATGGAATTTGTTAAAGCAAACGGTGCAGAGTACGCCTGCGAAGCAGTAGTTACAGGGATTGACAGCATCTCAATGTTAATGAAATGTCAGGCTGTCGCAGACATTGAGACAGCCTTTCGTCAGGTCACAGAGCTTACCGTAGCAGGAGAAGATAAAGAGGTTTACGGTACATACGAGCATCTGTCCTTTGAATCCGCCACCGTCTATGGGGACGGAAGAGTGATGGTTACCATGCACATTAAATCAGAGACGGAACTTCGTTTTGAAAGTCTTGAACAGACACAGGCAGAGCAGGACGAGGTTTTAGCAGAGTTGTTAGGGGGTGAAGTATAATGAGTAACGCAGCTAAAAACATCATGCTCCGTGTCATTCGCCGGAGAATGGCAGAGGGCGAAGAACTTGAGGATATCTTGGACGGTTATCCCAAGCTGACGGATGCAGAGAAAGAAGAATTAAGAGCAGCAATCACAGATTAGAGCCTAAGCGCCTTGTATCAGAAGATACAGGGCGTTTTTGTATAAAAAGAAGAAAGGAAGTGTTAAAATGGCAAAATTATTTAACGGTATCAGCGTATGTGGCGGAGTCTTAGGAGGACTGCTGGCATATTTCCTTGGAGGTTGGGACGTGTTGCTAAAGACCATTGTGTTTTTAGCAGTGGCTGACTATGTGACCGGACTTATCAAAGCAGTTTATTTAAAACAGCTTAGTTCAGAGGTGGGTTATAAGGGACTTTTGAAAAAAATCCTGATGTTTATCATCATTGCGGTCGCATTTGAGATCCAGAAGTTTTTAAATCATGCAGTGGCACTTAGAGAAATTGTGATCACATTCTATGTGTGCAACGAAGGCATCAGCCTGTTAGAGAATGCAGCAGAGTTTATTCCGATTCCGGAAAAGTTGAAAGAGGTATTGATCCAGTTAAGAGACAAGGAGGAACAGTAATGAAGGTATCAGAAAAAGGATTGGCAATTATCAAAAAATATGAGGGATGTCGGTTAACGGCATATGTTTGCCCGGCAGGAAAGTTGACGATCGGGTATGGACACACGAAAGGCGTGAAGAAAGGACAGAAGATCACACAGGCACAGGCAGAAGCCTATCTGCGTGAAGATGTGGCAGGTGCCGAGAAAGCGGTCAATGCGATTGGAAAAGGATTTAATCAGAACCAGTTTGATGCACTGGTGTCCTTTACATACAACTGCGGATCAGGCAACTTAAAGACGCTTTGTAAGGACAGAAATGTAGATCTGATCGGAGAGAAAATCATTCTCTATAACAAAGCGAACGGAAAGAAATTGAACGGACTGGTAAGACGTAGAGAAGAGGAGCAGAGATTATACAAGACTCCATGTGCTACTGTTCAGCCGGTACAGGCAGCAAGAGACAATACA